ATGAAAACATTAACAAGTGCACTCCTTTTCAACCTATTTTCCTCCTACTTGGAAGGTATGGTACAAGCGGTGGAAAAATTGCCTGCCGCTTATGATAATTTTGTAACTCTGCTTGGAGAACTTCCACAAAATGAGAACCAAATATTGAAGTTACGTCGCTTGAATTATACCAAAATAGAATTGGTTTCTATGCAAATTGCATCGGAGCAAATGTTTGGGAAAAGGAATGTTTTGTACGATGTGTTTATCGGTAAAGCATTATCTCTTCTCGATGCAGAGATAGAAATGGTTAAAGAGTTATTCAGATATGGGAATATTATCCCCGAATTGAAATCTGAAATAATAAAAGATGCAGAAAATAAATCTGTTGTCATGTTGACTTGGAACGGTACAGACAGTGATTTGGTTGAACTGGTGGCTGCGTTGATGGCTGCCGGTGCAATAAGTTCGAGAAATGGTGACAAACTGACTGTGATAAGTGTAATTCGGGCTTTTGAGGACATGTTTCATCTAAAAATAAATGCACTATATACCAAACGGGGAAAAGTGTTTGACCGTTGTACAGACACTACTCCATTTATTGATTCCTTGCGTGTAAGTTATAACCGGATGCTAGAGAAACGGTTAATTTAAAAGTCATATGCCAACGGACGCCAAAGCCCGACTCGGATTTCCTTTTTATTGTGGGTTGTCAGATGATGTATTTTCTTTACAGGTATTAAGTTATGCAAAGAGAATCAAATTATGGGATTATTGAAAGATGGGGCAGACCGTTGGTTGCATCACCGGACAGTCCGGGTAACTTCCCCGTTTCAACAGACAATAAGAATTAGCGTATGTCTGCTATGGCAACGGATGAGAATACACTTTTCTTCCCGGGCTGTATAAAAGGGATGAAAGCACGCACCATCTACTTGTGGTATCTAGTAAACAGTTTCTTCAGCTTCAGTAAAAAAAGTGGAAGCATGGAGGGGGCAAGCTTTTCTTCATGCCATTTACTTTACCGTTGCGACAATGCACGACAAAATCCGACTTTGATTCCACACATTTGCTTTTACTGGAGAGTATGCCTTATTTTGCCGGAGAAAACATTAAAATGTATAAACTAAAAACATCATGTATGGAACTGACTATTATTGAAACGAGTGCGTATCTGGAAATGAGGAAACAGTTCAGCCTACTGGCAGTACAGTTGGAAGACTTCCGTAAAAAGGTTGCCCCACCTGCACCGGATAAATGATTGGATGTGCAAGAGGTATGTCTGGCTTTGAAAATATCGAAGAGATGCCTGCAAAAATACAGGGATAACGGCCTTATCCCTTATTCAAACATAGGCGGGAAATTCTTCTATCGGGAAACGGATATTCAGGAGATATTGAATGAAGGACTTATAAAAAGGAAATAGGCTATGGCAGACATTATCACAAAGGATTCGGAAGAGTTCAAGGATTTGACCGGATGGATAAGGAGAGCGGGTAAGGCGGCTGAGGAAGCCACGGCAAGGATACGTCCCACAATTGCGTATGAGCATTACCTGACAGGAGATGACGTGTGCGAGAGGCTGCACATCTCACGGCGGACGCTACAAACCTTGCGTGACGAGAACATGGTGTCCTATACTACCATCGGTGGAAAGATTCTTTATCCCGAAAATGGACTGTATGAGGTGTTAAAAAAGAACTATCGGGATTTCCGAAGGTTCAGGAAATAAAGAAAAGACAAAAGGAATGTCCCTCCGGCCTACCGGCTGAAGGGGCATTCCTTTTGGTCGGTATTAGACGGTCAGTTTGTAAACATGGCCTATCTTCTCGCAAAGCTTGTCGGTATCTTCACTCACTTTCGGATTGATAAGCTCGGCATATACCTGTGTGGAAAGGATGGAGTTGTGACCTAACACCTTTTGCAGGGTTTCCAACGGCATCCCTTTGAGAATGGCCAGAACTGCGAATGTATGACGTCCGATATGCGGGGTGACTTCGGTATGGCAATCGCACTTCTTGCCGATGATTCTGAGGCTGAGGAGCATCGTGTTGTATTCACCTACGGGGAAAACATAATCGGGGGAATCTTTCTTCTCGTCCACACCCCTGTATTTCTCAATAAGCTCAACGGCTATGGGTAATAACTTCACGACATAGGCCACTCCGGTTTTTATACGGTTGCCCATCAGCCATGTGCCTCCGTCGGAATCGGTATGGATGTTGTTGTAAGTAATGGCTTTGAGGTCGGCATATGCAAGACCGGTGAAACACATGAAGAGAAACATGTCCCGCATGGCACGCTGGCGTTTGTATCTCAGATCCACGTGGATGATTCTCTGCAATTCCTCTTCAGTAAGAAAAGACCTTTTCTTGTATTCCGGCTTGCATTCGAAGGATGTGAAAGGATGAACTCTTAACCAACCTTTTTCCTGTGCGATGTACATCAGCCATTTCAAAGTATTGACACGGTTGAAAGCAGTGGCATTCGCATTACCTGCCGTGCCGAGCATCCATGTGTAATAATCCTCAATGAACGACTTTTCAAGCTCGTCAATAGCTATATCCTCGATGTTCTTTTTGGTTTTCATGAAAAGCAAAAGGCTTTTGTAGTCGGCAATCAATCCACGGTAAGTACTTTCCGCCTTTCCTTTACCTATCTTTTCTTTATACGATTCAAGCTGTTCTCTGAAGAGCACCATAAGAGTATGGCATTCCTCTGGGAAACCTGCATAGCGGTTATATACTTTCTTGGCCGTAACAAAACTGTCATGGTCGCAGATGTACTGATAGTGCTTTGTTATCTGCGCCTTGATGTTGTCAAGTTCTTGATTCAGCATGCGTGTCTCCTCAGATTTGCCTTTCGCACGGTTGGCTTTTACGTCCCATAAGGAAAGGGACACTGTTCTTTTACTGCTGAAACCCGCTTGGGTTCCATTGACTGTGATACGCCCCATTACCGGGACCTTACCATTTTTTAATGACTGGTTCTTGGTGTAGAACAATACTTTGAATGTGCTTCGCATAACTCAACTTTTTTCGTTACAAATTTACTTTCTGTTGGGTTATTTGATACTATGCAAAAAACAATCAACATGCTGAAATCTAATATATTACACTTCTTTTTATAGCATATTTGGCGGAGTTACGATTTGGTAACCTAACTCCTTTCCAAACCTGCTTTTTTTTGCTTTCCTTTTGCCTCCCTGCTAAAAATATGTTTTATAACTATTTGATTTTTAGCTTGGTTACGTTATCTTTGCACATCTTTTAAAAATACTTAGTTTCATTTAGTGTAAGCATTCGGATTGTGATGTGATTCTTTGTCTCACCATCACCAGAGCAATCTTTGTACAAGATAAAGCCGGTACTGACCGGTTCAACTGCATCATACACGATATCTACTATATCAAACTGATCAGCCATATCAATATCCTTTCTCCGCTAGTTTGTTGAATAATATCCGACTCTGTTTCTTAATCCATTCTTCGGTATGGTCGGAAGCAACAGAGATAACATCCAGGTTGTCGATTGCTTCCACATAAACAGCGTATGGCATGGCGGCTACCCCAATCAATACCCAACCTCTCTTATAAAGAGGTATCAGCTCGGAAACCAACCGTTTCGCTTCACGTATACCTGTCTGTTTATCTGTTCCCGATGTGGATTGTTTGTAATTCTCAGTCAATATATCGCCATCCTTGACGATCACATAACCGATAGAGCTACGGAGGTTACCAGTATGATCCTGATAGTTTCCTTTCTTTCGGGCAATCTTCACGAACTCTTCCCCGGCACGTTGCAATAATTTGTATATCCGCTCTTCCGCCCGGTCCACATAATAATCGAACCAACGTTCTACTTCTCTATCGCTCCACATCGGAGTCAAACCACCTTTCCTTGCCATAAGCTACACATAGATTACAGAGTGAGTCTGAAACGGTTCCCAGCTAATGATATCCACATCGAGAGCGATACTGTCAATCCGGATATGCTTCGCATTTTCCACAGGACGGGCCTTTGTCGAGAACTCACCGTGTACGATAAATTCCTTCCCATTGACATTCCGCTTCAATTGCTGTCCGCTATTGGATGGAAAGTATTGCCCTGTAACCTCTATTTCCGTCGGTTCTCCGGCAACCCATTCCCCTTTTACCAATTGTCCGGATTGGATTGTTACTATCGCTTTATGTGAATACCGTCTTACCATCTGTTTCGTGCCCTTCCTTTTGGAACTTCAATCTTATTCCCGATCAGTTCTGCTTTCTCCGGTTCTCCACCTTCCCTATACAGCCGTTTTGCCGTAGCGTCATACCAGGAACGAGGATAAGTGATAGAGAGTTTGTTTTCTGTGAAGTCCGGTAGACCACCGACCATTGAATACAGGTCGGCAGCCACCAGCTTTTGTTTTTGAATATCGATCGTCTTACTATCTTCTGTACCTTCAAAACCGCGTCCCGGCAAAACGACGTTATCCAAAAAATCTTCACAATCCGCGAGACCGGGATAAGCTAGTATTGTATCTCGAATCGTCTTAGCCATGATTGTTATTCTCCGTTTTCAGTGTCCTGAATCGTTTGATCTTCCGGTTCAACAGTTTCACCTAAGAATGTTGCCGGGATATCATCCGTACCTTCAGTATCTTCAGATGCGCTCCAATCCTTGCCATCCACCTTCATGATGAACATGGCATCCGGATCGTTTACGACAGGGATAGCATTTGCTTCTGCTTTCGTCCATTCCTTGAACGGTTCCAGTTCAGACCATTTGGTAACCAATACCCAATCCTGTTTTACCATGAGGGCAATCTTCTGCAAGGTAGCGGAAGATTCGGCTGCAATCGGTCCGTGCTGGATATCACCAACCTTCAGATCCTCCAGGAAGCATACACGTTTACGCTCCCACGGATTGATCGTCTTACGACGATGAGCCTTGTCCTCGATACGGACAGACGGATTCACAGTAATGATCTTCACTGGGATTTCCTGTTCGGCCAGATACTCGTTGATAAGATTTTTCGTCACCAATATTTTTGAAGACGAATTAACCCATGCCTTCAATGTGTCGAATGTTGATTTCTGCTTCTTCAACAAAGAGAAGTCAGCCACGTGCATCACTACATAGCGAATCGTTACTCCCTCGGCAGAAGCAGCAACAACCGTATCTTCGATATCCTGCAAGCCGTTGGCCGTTGAAGCGTTGCTCCAATCTACAGAAGATTTACGCTGGTTCTTCTTCGGCATACCACAACCAACAAACTCAGCCGTAACGACACCGCTATTATTCTTTGCCGACAAATGGAAACCCGCACGGCTCATGAGCTGCATACACCACCATTCGAAACGGGCACGGACAGAGTTATACACGAAATCCTGATCCTTGAAAGCCAGGTTCAGCAATGCCAATTGGTCTGCGTCACCCTGTGCGTCACGTTCCAACTGTTTGTACTCGTTGTAATCACTTTCGTTCATACCACGCTTAACGGCTGTCTTTGGAATATCACCGGACAACTTGCTGATTACCTCGCGCGTCTTCTGCGGAGCGGAAGCGTCAAAAGAGATCACATCTGCCATTACCGGAGCACCCTTCTCGCCGGTCAGTGTCTCCCACTTCAACGAAGTCTTTCTTTTCACCCCGAAGAAGTTCGGGAAAACGACTGGTTTCACATGGCGGGTATTCAAACGAGCCGCCATGTTCTTTTTATTCACCTGTTTAATTAAACTTCTTTCCATATATCAGATTTTAATGGATTACACAAAACGGATAAACGACATTAATGCCTTTAAGTCCTTATCTACCGGGAACGGCATACAGGATTCGTTTACCGTACCTCTTACCAATAACCCGGACTGCTGGTTAGCTACAGTCAAGTCGACTTTATTCATCGTGACGACCAATTCGCCATCATAAGGTAACTTGGCGGCTTTCGCAGCCTGCTTGTCTTTAGCCTGAACCAATACTTGACCTTTTGTTGCAGCCCCAATCGTTGCTGCCAGCGTAATCGTATCGAAATCCGCATTACTCTTATCAATAGCTGTGATCTTATCGGAAGCGCCAGTCAAAGCGCCACCAATCGTCACGAAGTCACCCACACCGAACAGATGATTCTTGGCCACCTTATAAGTTGTTTCACTACCTGCATCGGAAGCCATTGCCGTCTTCAATACATGATACAGCCCTGTTTCCGGATCTTTTACTACTATTACAATCGGAGGCAGTTCGTCCAACGCCTTGCCATTGAACAAAGCGTTCTGCAAGTCTCTGCGGTCAATCGTCCCGCCACCGATCACATCCTCAATAATCTTTTCAATTCCGGGAGGATACTGGAATTCTCTTTCTCTTTTTCTGTACATAACGTTACACTTTACTTGGATTATTCAATACCCAGGTTTACCACACCGGGATTATTTGCACTATTATCGACGTCCTGATCCATCAGCTTCGCCCAATCCGCTTCGGAACGATCCTGAAGATTTACGGAACCGGGAGCGTAATCGCCACGAGCCACAGCATCATCGATCGCCTTTTGCTGGATTCCGGTATATTCTTCGGATAATGTCTTGATCTGATCCTCGATAGACGTTTCAGAAGCCAAATCCACACGTCCCAGCCAGCTATCCGGAAGACCGGCATCCTTCAACTGCTTCCGAACTGTTTCTTTTTTGGCTTCGTTTGCCGAGTTGGTAATGGAATCACCCACCTTTTTAGCCATATCATCGACACTCTTTTTCATGCTTTCCAAATAAGCTTTTACTTCCGGACTAAGATCCTTCAACAGCTCTTCTTCCGTTTTCTTATTCTTATCCGGATCTTCCACCTGTTTACCGTCTTTTAATCCATGTTTTGCTTCGTATGCAGCGACCGCAGCCGTTTCAGCCGTAGTCTTAGCTTCATTCTCCGCTTCCTGGATAGCTGGAAGGATATTTTCTTTGAACAGGTCCACAAAAGCCTCCATTCCTTCAGCTTTTTCGATTTTGAACGTCTTCTGAATACGTTCCGCATACTTCTCTGGCACGCCTTTCGTCTTACATGCCGCCTTGATTAAATCTAAAATTGTCATAAGAGTTTTCTGTTTAAAATATAAGGGAGGGAAAGAAAATTCCGGGCATAAAAAAGGCGTGTATCTTGTATATGACACACGCCTCTAACTTATTTCAATCAAATGCTATTATATTTCATCCGGATCTCTTGTAGACCAATTTTCTCCTTTTAAATTTATAGTCTGTTGTTGAATATCAACATTAATCTCAACATCCATAGTATATTCTTGTGAAGAAGAGAAATCTTCACAAGAATATTCATACTTTACGATGAAACTTATTGCAATCTTTCCTTGCCCTTCTTGATCAATATAACCTTCAACAACCGAGTAGTCATAAACTTCTCCCCTGGATCCAAAATCGTATTGTTTCAAAAAACTATACCATTCACGATCCGGTATTATTGTCCTTAACTCCTTAACATCAAAATTATCAGACATTATCTGAGCAATAATTTCCTGATCAAAGTCTATACATGTTATTCCAATCATAATTCTTATATTTAATTAATCACGAAATAACAAAGAAATATTTGCATAATCAAAAATAAGTTTCCATATTTACGGTGTCTATCATATTTAACTAACGGATGTGGGTAGGATTCGCTCGTATTGACAATGCCGAGCATTTTTTATGCCCATACATCATTGTATTACGATATTAGGTATTCGTGTACCCCTGTGTGGAACTGTAATGGAACCACAGCATCCGTTGGAATGTGATAGACAGCAGGAAAGGCTCGAATACCTTTTTTATTGATTTTGATTATGTCTATCAATTCCAACGATTCCAATGCCGCAAACAACAGTAACGGCAAAAGGACGGCCCAACCCTCCGAAATGGGTAAGTACTCCACACCAGAACTGCAAGCCGCATTCGATACCGGTCGAAAAATCGGAAGAACCGAAGGGATGCTGTACTACATCAAACATGCTTCCGAAAATATGCAAAAGGAAGCTGAAAAATTAAATTCGAAATTGCAGACGCAAAAAGCGAAAGTATAGAAGGTATCGCCATCTGCTTCCGGAAAAAGTTTTTCTGATTTATATATTATCTCAGAAAGGCGTTACGTGGCAGTTGCGTCAATAGGAAATTTAGAGGGCATTGGGTGTATTCTGTAAACTGCCACTTTACTACAGAATCTCCTTTGCCCTCGCTTTTTTCGGAAATATGAAAAATTTATCATTTAACGTAAAAGAGATTGCGAAAGTAAACAATGTGGCTATCATGGCTAGTAATGATCCTAATCAACTAGTTCCCATCAAACCTATTTGTGATGCTCTTGGCATAGACGCCAAAGCTCAACGTAATAGAATTGATCGTGATGAAATATTAAGTTCAACCGGGGTCATCATGACCTCGGTTGCCGCAGACGGGAAAGAACGTGAAATGTACTGCATTCCTATCCGATACGTTTTTGGATGGTTATTTTCAATTGATACTAATCGAGTTGATGAAGAAGTAAGAGCTTCCGTCATTAAATACAAAATGCAGTGTTACGATACACTGTATGATCATTTCGCCTCTTACGCCAGCTTCGTCAATCAAAAGCAGAAAAGACAGGCAGAAGACTGGGCCCGTATCCAAATCCTCAAAAAAGAGTTCCATGAAGCGAAGAACAAACTAGCCAAAGCTACAAAGCAAATGAACATGACAGTCGATTACTCATTTGAACAATGGAAGGCCAACGGGAAACAGCTTATTCTCGACTTTGACGATTAAATTTCCAAAATCGTTAGACAATTAGGAGATAATTTATATTTTTGCAAAAAGAAGTGGTTTACAAACAAGTCCTCGGATTACAGTTCCGAGGGGGGCTATTTGAAAATCATTCTTCTAAAAACATAAAGTAGTCTGATAGATTCAGCCGTGGATTGTAGTTCTACGGTGATGGTCTATCGGGCTACTTCTTTTTTATGCCAGTCAAGACCTTATCACTATCCGATATACTATAAAGGACGGCATTCCCGGTTATATCTTCTCTAACAATAATCCAACTTTTCTCTCCGTTCAACTCAATTTCAAAAACATGAGAATATTTAATCATAGGATTATCCTTATGGTATTCAGTATACCCCTTGTAATCCGAACCGGCAAATATCGCTCCTATATTTTTTATCAATTCGTTCTTCTCTTTCTTGAACTTATGAGGCTGATTCAAGAACTCTTTGATAGACTTTCCTGTCATTTTAACTCGTACCGGAAAATCTTTATGAGAGAATGAGCCATTCAATAAAGACTGCTTTGCCCAATTTTGCAGCTCTTTCGTTCTATCTTTTGAATATTGGATTGAAATACTATCTCTTTCAATCTTTCCATCCCCCAGCAACCATTCCGCAAACTCCTCATGATCCATCATGACCGGCGTAGCTATACAGATGCAGAACGGATGCCAGCCCGTAAACTTAAAATCCTTCGAGTATTGGCCAGCCTTTGCATCACACACAGGACACGGACCGTGATTCGATGGTGAACGTTCCACCTCATAACCAGTCACGAAGTCCATTTTCTGCCAACGTTCGTAATCGGCAGTTCGAAAAGCCTTATTGGTCTCCGTTGCTGCTAAACGTAGGGCGTTTTTGTAAGACGAACGATAAACACCCTGTCCTGGATGATAGTCTTTCATTGGCTGGGATAGAACCAGCTTCCCATTCGCATCCCTTACCCGTCGGAAACGACGGTTGGGTTCGTTTAGCAATTGCCGTATATCTTGGCTGATCAACGCCGACGGACGACCGGAAGACAATCCGGAAGAAAGGTAATACTCCAGATTATCCATGGCCCCGTCCGTTATATCCCAGACACGGGAGGATATGGTTTTACCAAATTCATCTTTACGTTTCAATAAAGTATTCAGCGCATCGGCATTCCGGGAAAACAATTTTTCCCTTAGCGTAGCGGAGATAGCCATATCCTTAATATAGCCCGTTACCAGCTCATCCGCTTTCCTATTGCCCAAATTCCATACATCGGTCGCCGTATTGGATATATTGTTTACGAGCTGCGTGTGTAAATCATCCAATAGCCGTTCGATTTGCCTCTCAATAGTAGCATTACCTATCCATACCCGGTCGCCGCCATGATCCGACCATTTAGCCAAAAGAGGTCCGACCCTACGGACAAATTCGTCAAACGAATACTTTATGCTGCCTTGTTGCCGGAACAGACGTTGCAGGAATTGTCGCTCATGAAATGATAGTTCTTTCATTCTCCATATCCCATTGTCAGACCAACCATGTTATTACGTTGCGCAGCCGTATCCTCCTCTTCCTTCATCAGCTTCATTTCTTCGTCCAAGTCTTCTGTTAGCGGAGAATGAGCCGTAACCGTGCGCTGAGCGTTAATCGGTTTGCCACCATTGGCAATAGATAGGGTTTGCAGGGTTTCAGCCAAATCTTCCGGCAAAATGGAACCAAATTCCACATCGATCAGGTTGTTCACCAATTGAGGACGGTACTTGATGTTGGTAATATTGCATATCCCAGCCAACACGACCGACACGCAACGCTGAACCACCGGACCGAACGTTTCCATGTTCTCACTCGCCTTGATAGTTGCATCCATCAGCATGAATTTACGAGCGACACCGGACAGGTTGCCAATGCCTTTCAAGTTATCAAAAGAAAGATCCGGCGTAGATGTACCAGCAAATTGTTCGTTTTTCGTTTCTTCCAATTCTTTATCTACTGATGGCTGGGAGCCAGTCCATGTCAAATAATCGGCATCGCCATGATATTCCTTGCCAGATACTTCATCGACCTTAATGGGGAAATTAAGGTCTTTCCCGGTTGTTTCCTTAGAAGGTAAATCGGAATCGCCATACGTTTTCAAGATTGGTTCCGCAAAGTAGTCGTTAGTGTCGGCCATACGGGACAAACGCATTTCCCGCGCATCCATGATACCGGCAACCTCGTCCCATTCCGGTTGGAAAACATCTGCATACACGACCGGAATCTTTCCGAATAGATTGGGAACCTCTTTTATTACCCAGCCACCCATTTCATCGATAGCCGTAATAATCTTATCTACTGTCCAGATTGTACAACTATTCCGGATCATACCATTAGAGTTCACTTGGTAACGATGAATAAAGGCATCCATATCGTCGTTATCATCGAAGTGGGGATAAAATTCAGAGAAAGTATTTTCATTACGGGGAACGGAAAGCGTTTTCACCTTCAACTCCGTAATCAAGTTGCCGTCTAATCCTTTGGAAGTATACGGATAGAACACAAGAGCAGCCTTACTTTCAGAAAGCACCTTACGAGCGAACGACTTCAAGACGGATTGCATTTTTAATCGGCGTTCCCATACACGTTTGAATTCTTGAAAACCATCGTTCTGATCAGTTCCCGTAATTGTCATTTGCCCGCCAAACAAGAAGGCGACAGAGGTACGCACCTCCTTTTTCGGGAAGTTGGTAACGATACGTGCTACATCTACGATCTTATCTTTCAGTCGTAACGGCTCACCATTCTTATCTTTCAAGGTTTCCGAATAGACAGCCAACCGTTTCGGTTCACGCCAACCGACAGAGGTTTTACGCCGACTGCGCTCACCGTGGTATTCTTTGTAATATTCTCTTGGTTCCCGATATTCAATCGTATCGACACATAACGAACTGACTACCTGCCCGAAATCTTCATTTGCAAGAATGTCGTTTATACTTGGCATAATCGTTTTATGCTAAAATATAAAAACAAATGTTTTTTCGCTGTCAATACGGCCAGTCTAAACAAGTTCACTTTGAAATGTAAAAACCGAGAACAGATATCAAAACGCAAGTATGTGATAGAAAAATATCGGGATTTTATCTAATACGTGTTACAAATATCGGAAAAACACTTTCATTTTGCCACTTATCGTCCTTTTGCTACCCGACGTACAGAGTTAGCCTTACATAACCCGATGAACTCTACATTCTCGGCAAGGATCGTCATACCGTCCGGTGCATCATCATGCTTGTTGCCACCTTCTTTCTTATAGCTGGTAAGCGCTTTCATAAATCGGTCATAGTCCGAACCTTTCTTATACTCACTTTCTTCCAGGAAATAACAATGCTTCTTAATCCAACCAGACTTCAACAAGATACGTGTATCCTTATTGGTTGTTGTCGGTTTCGCCTGAATGATACATTTTTCATTCTTTGCCTTTACAGCCTTACGGACATTCAAAGCAAACAGACGGCCGCCGTTATTGCTTTCGATACGCATATTGTCGCAGCGGGTGTCAAGAATCAAGGAAACTAACTTCGGTTCGGTAATCTCGACATTGTCTTTCGTAAACAGGACATCGGTAATGAAATACTTTGTACCGAATACTTTGGCAATCGGTGCACAGAAATCGTCGCCTCCTTCGTCGGCCACATCGGTAGCACCGATCACGCCATCCGGCTGTTTACCTTCGATATCTGCCAGCTTGAAGCGGTTCAATTCTGATTTTGGGAACAACAACCCAATAGCCTCGATCGGTTCCTGCATATACTCGGCACACCAGATGGAATCGTCCGTTTCCTCTCGTAGTTCATGGTAATACTCTGTCGTATGTACATCCTCACAAAAAGAGTGGTCGTTCTCATCCAGGGCTGCGATACGGATAATCTCGTCATACTTCCCCATTTCCTCCATACGACCAAGAACGTCCGTAGCCGACCAACGTGTACCAATGTCGATCGAACAACAGTTTCCCTCGATACGGGAATCATGTGTTCCCTGCTTCCAAGACCAGACCTTTTCGTTATTGGTGTCAGATAGTGCATCTTCCAAACTCTTATACAAGTCGTCGGTCATGGCCAACATAGACGCACCGAAACCGATTACCGTACCGCCTACACCAGCCCCGAAGTAACTCACCTGCCGGGCAGCTTCCAAGCTCCAGCCATGCACGTTCTGTTTATCCCCTCGCAATTGCACATCCGGGAATATCTCTTTGAACCGGGAAGAGCGGACAATGTCGCGTGTATCATAAGATAGTTTATTATACAGTGTATCGGAACAACAGTTACGCATGACCGACTCTTCCGGAAAATGGCCAAGCATCCACGAAATGAACAAGGATGATATATAGGACTTCCCGGCACGTGGCGGCATGGAGACGGCCAGCCGACGAATCACACCCGACACATACGATTCATATACACGAGTGAAAGCGTCCGCCACCTTCTTCAAGAACAGGCGTTTCGAGAAGAATTTCGGATCATAATACAAGCAGTATGACCAAAAATCATTTTTCGCCTTCCGGCGTCTTAGCACATCCGCCGCTTCCGCCATCAACAACAATATCTCTCTTCTGTTTTTCTCCATAGATAAAATCCTCTAATTGCTCGTCAGTCATTCTCTCAAACTTACTTACGGGAGTAAGCCCACTAATGTTAGAATCCTGTCTGTTTTTCCAACGATCCGGATTTCCATTTGTCAAAGTAAAAATGATCGCAGCAGTATCCGGCTGGATATGCTTCTTGACTATCGTTTTCTCTTTGATCTTAGGTTTCTGCTTCTCTTTCCCATTCTCATCAACCACAGGCTTCCCACTATCGATATACGTGATCTTCGACTCCTCTACCTCATAGCCTTGAATCTTCTTTAATAAAGACTTTTGGGCCTCGGCAACAAAGAATTGCATCCGTGCATCCTCCGCTTTTTTTACAGAGTCGGAAAAGTCGGATTTCGTCTTCATCCAAGTATAATAAGTATCCTTGTTTATACCGACCAAATCACAGATTTCGGCAATAGTATAGCTATCCTCCCGAATAAGAGAACAAATCCGATCCACTAATTTTTGACTATACTTTGCCATTAAATACTACTCTCCTTTTTCTTCCTTACTAAATTTAAACATAGAATCTGCCATATCAAGACAATTCTCCAATTCATTCACGATAGCTTTCAACTCAATATATTTACGCTTATCCACCGATGAAGAAACACCTTCACTATTTATCTGTCTCTCCAACTCCACTAACTGCTTGCGTTTACGTTCTAATCTCTTCGCTAAAACTTCACGATAAATCATACATAATTTTATTTTCATGGCGAATATCCTTTTCTTTAGTTATTCGCCAAATTTATCAATCTTCCTTAAACAAATCATCATTCGAGAAATCAAGTTCGGGAAAATTCTCCTTAATCTTACTCAGATCCCCTTTATAGAATACAAGCACATTTTGATGCTGCTTACCAATCTTTCGACTATTACTAAACTGCTTTCCGGCTCTCATAGCCAGACTACCTATGTTGTTAACCAGTATCATCTCATTGTAATAATGCAAGCCTGCTTCCTGGAACGCAGCGATCGTATCAGGAACAAAACTCCGATACACACCACTCTTATCGCGAACCTCTCCTACTACAAACACGGCGAATCGATTAGGCTTCAACAGTGAACAACTCTTCCGGATGATTTCTTTATACGCTTGCAGGAACTCAGGATAATCCATCGTCGATAGGTCTGCTGGATCATCACTATACACTTCTAGGTCTGCATACGGAGGACAGCTAAAAACCAAGTCTGCCTCATAACCTTCTGCCAGGGCATCTATCTCTACACTATCTCCACAAAGCCACAGAGGAGCGAACTTATGGCCGCCTTTCCCGCCGAACTCATCCCCTAATACTTCAGCAGCGTTTTTACAGTTGGCTTCGATCTGCTCCGGCCTTAGATCAATACCAAAATAAGTCATATCCAACATGGATGCAATAATACCACGAACGGAGCCACCAGCAAATGGGTCCAGGATACAACCATTGGGAATATTAAACCACCGGTAGGCCAGCTCGCACAGTACCGGATCAAAGATCGAGGTTCCATCCATAAACGGGATACCATGATCCCGGCAATACTTCTGTAGTTCGTTCCACGACGGATCGACACCTGTTTTTTCACGAATTACGTTACGGGCTTCGTATACTCGGGGTGGTTGTGCTGATCGGTTAAATGTAATCTCCTTCTCCCGGCCATCGTCACTCTTTATACCGAGATCAAGCCAGGCACGTTTCCGGTCTTGCCAGTTTCCAAGTTTAGAGTCAAGTACTGAGAAAGGAGGAATAATGAAACGTTCTTTCAAGCTACCGACGCGTCCCTTATCTGGCTTTACATCGTTTACTGAAACATCATCAATATTCAAATCATCAATGTTGAACTCCCAAGCGTCCAACTCATCGGCACCAAAATCTTCAACAATCGCGTCAAAGTCAAATACAGACGTATCAGAGGTATAATTGTCAGCTAGGGCAAGCGCCTTACGCCGAGAATCCTCTGTTGAGAGGTCGGTACGCTTGATAGCTATCAATTCTGTACCATCTGATTCCACAATTCGAACCGGTAAGCCCAATTCTCGCGCTTGCTCATACACACCATTCCCAGCTATAATGCAATCATTCTTATCGAAAAGGATAGAACGTCCCGCTCCACAATCCTCCAAACTTTTACGGATCAATCTCTTGTTCTTATCTGTGTGGATACGATAATTCCGAGGGTCATACTTCAATTCAGCCATAACTTTTATTCTAAAATATAACAGGAGAAATCTATTAACCTAAATACAGTTGCAGTTCCCGGATAGCCTGTTCCACGCTCCGAACAATCACATACTTACTACCCGCCATTTCAACCTGGCGTTGGTATTCCTTTTGCTCTGCAGACTGTTTACCTGTAGATGTCTTGAACTCTAGACAAAGAGAAGCATATCCCTTTTTCGGTATCTGAAGGATTACATCGGCCACTCCACGTTTAACGCCTTGGCGCTTCATATTAGCCGCTTCTATTTTATGTCGGCTACCACCGTTCGGGACTGCAAAAAGAAGTCGATCCGGTAAGTTCGGAAAAAATAAAGGAACCTTGCTGAAAAACTCCGACTGAATCCGAGCTTCTTCGTTGTCATGATGCTGTTTTGACTTAGGAGGAATCTTTTTATCAGAGTAACAATTATAACAAACCGGTCCTTCTTCTGTATTGATTATTGATACAGTCTTTTTATTACAGATAATACAACAATGTTCCTTCATATCCCATTTTAACTAAGATATATAAGAAAAGAAAGATGTTTCACTTAGTTTAAAAAACATCTTTCATAACTAAGCCTAATCTGATTACATCACTGATACTTATCTCTTTATCAATCCCTACTCAATTTGTTAAAGCTCTATTCGACAGATAAGCGAATAACCAAGAATCATCTTATATATATATCACTACATTTCAAGTAAATTATTCGGCAACAAAATATACAATCACCATATTTTTATTTTTAATCCATATTTGATTTTGTATAAAGACTTTTATTTATTTTCTTTGTAAACAATTAATATCAAAATTATCATTATGAGTATAGAAAATCTTCCTCCTGAACTCATTGATAAATATGAGGTTCATGAATATAGGCATGCCATTGCCATTTTGAATGTTGACTTCCCCGAAGAATACAATGAAGTTGTAGAAATGCTAAGTGCTTTTACCTTAAAAAAAAGTGCAATAATCGCTCCTGGAGGGCGAAAAAGTCCTATTTCAGAAGCACTTGATTCCTATTTATATAAAAAGGGGTGGAGTGAAAAAATGTTTAAAACACAACTTATCATTGATGAGGAAAAACATGACACTCCTACACACAAAATAGATTGTTACAAAAATCGTGTTGCTCTTGATATTGAATGGAATAACAAAGATCCTTTCTATGATAGAGATCTAAATAATTATAGGCTTTTACATGAGAGAGGAGCTATAAGCGTTGCTATTATTATTACACGCTGTTCAAAATTACAAGATATCTTTAATAAATTAGGAAAAGGGACATCATACGGAGCTTCTACTACCCATATGGATAAATTAACTCCGCGAATTGAAGGCGGTAGCGGGGGAGGTTGTCCCATTTTAGTATTTGGTATATCTGATAAATTATACGATGAAAATTCATAAACTCCAAATACCTTATTCCTGATTTTAAGCAAAATAACAGGAATAAGGTATTATCCTATTTATTATTCTTGATCAGTAAAAGCATTTCTTGTACATCTCTTTTCCAATCATTTTTTCGCCCCATAGTCATATGACTATAATCCATAGCCCAAAGTTCTATTTGTGATTTTGAGAAATATTTCAATGCTGCTTGTTCCAAATCATAAACAGATATCATACCTGTATCACTATAACTAAGCACCAACGAATTGTTTTTTTGCTTCACTACAGAAAACATATCATCAAAAGCTTTTTGGACCTGAGTTCGAATACAGAACGGAGACTGATGTCGATCAACTCGATACCTTCCTTTAACATACATTCCATTTTTTGTCTGTATTTCAGGATAATCATAAAGAACCATAGTTTCTAAAATATGGTAAAAACGACTATAATGCACAAAACAATATGGAGGATCAGCATATACAGTCATATTCTTTTCTAAATTATTCAAACAACTTATATAATCTTCTGCAATTATTTTATGGCTAAAATGATTAGGTTCAGTCCTTAACTTTCCCAACACGTCCTCTACCTTTCGTACAAAATATTCCAGAATACTTTTTGATCGATATATTTTGATATCAGCCATTGCAGATTCCGTTTTGGCATCCCGATATTGAGCATAATGTCCTGTTCCTTGACTATTGTAAGCAGCAGCATACATAAGGCAACTTAGAAGAGTATTATATACAGATGAATTACGATAATATTCAATAGCCATTCGCAAAGAATCTATCCAAGTACATTGTTCAACACTCCACCATGTACCTGAATAATATTTTGTAAATAGATGCCAATCGTTATTAAACTGGGAATTAATCAGTTGTTGACTTCTTATTTCAACATTATTAAAATCCTCTAATGTCATGTCAGATGCATACAAATAATCCAAAACCAATGTTTTATAATATCTGTGATGGTATTCTTTAGCCTTTAACAGAATATCTTCTAATAAAACATCTTGATTATTCCAATCTGTAAGATATGCTTTTGCTATAACAGAAGAATAATACTGAATATCATTTGAAATAATAGGTAGTTGATTTCCTAATGCACCAGAAAGCGAGCATGAACCAGCAAATAGATCACATATTTTTCCCCCTCGATAAACACTTTCAATTCCTTGTATAACAAATGGTAAAATTTTAGTCTTTGATCCCATATACTTAATATAATGGGGAAAAACATCACTATGTAGTTTATATTTCATCTCTTTCATTTTAATGCAAATATACGATTAATACTTGGTTCTACCGATGAAAAAGTACTTTACACATTGAACTTTTTTCTTATATTTATCAGCACAAACCTTTAAATTACGTTGATTTAGACCTATACCTTAGAAGGATAAATCTGCTCTAACTATTCATTTATCAATTGTTCAATGGTAACAGAGACCACACAAGTGACAGCATAAAAAGCATTATTCGTCAATTGGCGTTGCCATGCAGAAAAACGGGGTGACCAACGAAAACCGTTATGTTTGAGATTTGAAATAACGTCTGGCTGCGGCTTTGTGTCGAAAACTATCTGCAATCTATCCTCTGAATAGTTTTTGATTACCCGGCCACCATCGAAAAATATTTCCGCATCTTCTTGGTTCTCTCTTTCGGCCTGCTTTACAATTGATTGATTGGCAAGCTCGACGAGCTTCCAGAATTTATGACGATTAGTAAAAATAGGCTTCGGAAGCTTTTCGTTGAGTTCTTTGATATATTCAGTTGATTTGACTATTACATCAACCTTTCCGTTGTTGGCAATGCGTTCTAGCTTTCCGTACAGGCTTGACACAAATAAAGGTCGGTAGCTATATGTGTTTACACCCGTATCAATATCTTTCAACGTGGATGCAATATTGTCAATCTCACTTTTGACAGAAAGCCATTCTTCGGTATTCTTTTGTTCTTCCGGTTTTGCCTCCTCTATCCTCCGAGCTATTGCCTTGAGTACTTTTTCTCTCCATGTATTAAAATCATTTACAGCACCATCATAATAATTATTCATTTTTTCATTTCGTCTTGAAGGGAAACAGGCTGGCCCTGTTATCATGACGCTCATTATACGAGAATGTTTGTAAAATAAAGTACGAACCCATTCTTTGTATTTCGTAATATAGTGCTCCTTCTCATTTTCCGGCATATTTTCAAGGTCGGCATTCAATTCCTTTTCGTAATCACGAATATACAGAGCGGCTCGCTCTTCCGGGTTGAAACTCGTAGAATAAAAAGCGTCACAAGCGCATTTCCAAAGTTCTTCAAGGTTGACATCGTATTTCCACTCTGTAACAGCCCAGAAGCCTAAGTCTTTGTCATAAATAACAACTTCCTCGTTGTCGGAAATTCGAATTGCGATATGTGCATAGTCACAATGCATTAAATTCTCTCTTAACTTTTTCCCTCTCCAAGAAAAAAGCCATTCACCCTGTTCTGGGTTCACTATATTCACCACTTTTAATGCACGGTGACAGTTCTTTTTTGATAGTAAAACCTGTTCAGTATTACCGGCCTGTATTTTATTTTCTTGCATTATAGTTCCTTGTTTTTAAATATTCACACCTTATATTTTCGTTCAAAATCATACTTCCTAAACTCATGGTACGCCTGTTCCAATGTTTTAGAAGTCCTATCGCCTTCCGGTATATCCCAGCTTTTGGAATTATTGATACTATCATCCATGGCCATAGACCCCCTTTCTTTCTCATACCGGCCAAGCCATTCTAAGATAACAGCCCCGTCTATCCGATCATAAACCTTTCCATACAATCCCTTTTTCGCCCGATTAAAACATAGCTTGAAATCATCAGGCTTAAAGAAATAGTATTCATCAATAATCAGATCAACTGTTTGTGCGACTTGCACCGCTCCGATCGATTTTCCGACATTGAAAAAATCTATCAAATCATTCAAGACTTTTACCATAAATCCACGAAGATGCGTCTCTCCAAATTCTTTGTTCATAGCCGCTATAGAGCAGCTTGGGCTATCAAACACGTCATTTACTGTTTTGGGCCGCAGACTGTTGTAATATGGCATCGGCAAGGTGCCCAAGATGCTCACGCTCGCGTCTCTTGTTTTCGGCATCAGTTCCGGAGGAAGTACGCCTGTTGTTGAGTCTATCTGTGACAACAGTTGTATTGCTTGTTGTTTGTTCATCTTGATATTTTTCTAAATCACGTTTCGCCCATTTGCGGAACGTAAGGTTTGCACTAACGTACTTTTTGAGTAACTCTCGATAGTTGTGCATCGAGACAAGAGTGTCCTGGATTAACTGAAGCGGGAAATCTCGCTTTATCCGTTCGAATTGTTCTTCCGTAAACGGCTCTTTCAATTTAGCCACATTAGGAGCATTCGCAGCAATCCATTGCTTGAACTTCTCAAAATTTTCATTCTTGGGTTTCTCCGGTTCGGGGTCAGGGTTGTGCGTGCCTGCGCGCGTATAACCCTCCTCTCCTTTACAATCCTCTCCTTTACTCTCCTTTCCAGCAGGAGTAGTTTCGAACATTCCCGACTGTTCGGGATTATTCGCGAATGTTCCCGAATTGCTTTGTTTTTTGCCCGAAAGAACGTTTTCTATTACTTCTGCAGGAATTTTTGACTTTTGCGGTTTGTCGATGCGCTCACTGGAAAAGTCCATCACGTAGTAGCTTTTGTTTTCGAATGTAAAAGGTACAAGGATAGAGTTTTCAATCAGTTCTTGCAGCCACCCAGAAACCTGCTGCTTACGAATATCTTCGCGGGCAGGAAAGACTTTCGACTTGATGATAGTTTCATTAGCTAAAATGACACCGCTATCATCAGCAAAGTTTTTCATGCCTATATAAAGCAGACAAGCCGGAAGAGATACGTTCGAAAACCTTTCATCTTCCCAAAATTCCGGTACTATAGTTCTAATTCTTGGCATATTTATACAGTCATTCTTTCAGGAATTCCCATCAAATCAAACAAAGTAGGAGCCTCGACTTCCATTTCAATCTCACGCAAATAAGTAAGGCTATCTTTCCAATAGTCATAATTAAGTTCCGTAGAAAGACCTCTACGGCCTAACTTGACAGCACAATAAGGGACGGTTCCAATACCACCAAACGGATCAAATACCAATTCGCCTTTGTTTGAATACCGTTCAATCAGCCTTTCAACGATGTCCAACTGAAGAGGGCAAATATGATTCTGTCGTTTCTTTTGCGACTGTTTGGTGTTAAGCGTCCGCATACGAACCACATCATCCCATATCCAATCCTTTTTGCTTACCGGATCAACGGCCATAAATGTCTTTGGCAGTTTCCCGTATGCATCCAGCTCTTCAGCAAATGAAACGTGCTCTTCATAGTTGTAGATATGTTCACGTTCGTAGTTACGGAACAAATGCCGAATCTTATCTATTCCAGCACCTTTCATATCTTCGTATGACAACAATGAATTGCCGGAAGACTTCCAACTTGCATGGGCATCGATCTGCCAACGGGCCAGCGAGTATTCGCTCTTGTCCTTCTTAACAGGCCGGTCGGCATAAGCACGTGAGGTATCGGTAGGCAACTTGCGAAATAGCAATACATATTCAGGGCATCCGACTCCCATCTTGGAACCATCCTTGCACATCTCGGTATAGCCCAAACGGTAGGTCTGGTTGTTTTCCCTCACCACATCAGTATCGACCGTAATGCGCCCCATATATCGGAAGCCATGCTTCATGCAATGAAATACAGTCATTTCGCTGAACGGGTCAATAGTTGGCATACCGTCCCCCGTGGCGTTGCCGAACAAAACACGATCTTTCACATGGATGCAGGCCAACCGACCCGGTTTCAAAATGCGCATTAACTCTGGTGTAAGATAATCCATCTGTTCAAAGAACTTATCGTTATCTTCATTGTGCCCAAAGTCATTGTATGTAGGCGTGTATTCGTAATGATTTGAGAACGGGATACTGGTTACGATCAGATCTACAGAGTTACTTTCCATCTTCTGACATTCCAATACATTATCGTTATTGATTGCTTTCCACAACTTGCCGGATTTTTCTTCCCGACTGGCGAACATCCAGCGCATCATCTTTTCCTCGGCCTGCAAACCGAACAAACCGTTATGCCGGACAATATCAGTCATATTTGCGACCATTTCCCGGTGTTGTGCCCATTTCTGCATGAAGCTCTTAAATATTTCACCCTCGCTTTCGGCATAGACCAGATAGAGATCAACGGGATGCTGCTGCATAAAGCGGTATATACGGGCTATCGCTTGGAACTTATCATTGAAGCGGTAGTCAATGAACATGATTGCTTTATGACAATGATACTGGAAGTTCAGACCTTCACCAAGCATCTCCGGTTTAGCTGCAAGGTATTTCAGCCGGCCATCTTTGAAGTCGGATATTACCTTGTCGGCTTCTTCATCGTCTTGTGAACCATAGACAGCCTTACAACCTGGAATCGCTTTGCATAGTTCCTGCCGTTCAGCTTCCAAGTCATGCCATAAAAGGAAATGGTCGTCCTTGTTTTCCGGGCGATTGATTATCTCTACCACACGGGCAATCTTTTCCTGCATGTTATCTCGGCGTTCTTTTGCCGCGTCAGCAAGTCCGAGAGCAGCCTCACGAAATATTTTCACCTGTCCGTCACGATCAGCTCCAGCCGTAGAATTGTCCACATTCACAATCTCTTCATGTACGCGGAGTTCAGGCAACTCATAGCCAGTATCCGGATAACCGAGGTCGGAAGGCTTGGTTAGGAACAACGCCCATGTAGATACCCACAACCAAAACTCTTTTTCCTTATGCGGATAAAGTGTCAAGTTATTCGCCTTCGTGCTGTCTCGCTGAAAGAATCGAGTAAGAGCCTGTCCGGTGTCCATCACACCAAGATAACCAGCATAATGTATAAGTTCCTTGTATCTGTTTGGCGAAGGTGTAGCCGTAGCAACAAACCTGTAAGGGACACCCGAGAACAACGGTAGAAACTCCTGATAGGTCTTGGTGCCGAATCCGCGCAACACGCTGGCTTCATCCAATGAAGTTGCAGTAAAATAGGACGGATCTATTCTCACTCCATCCTCACCATCACGCACACGTTCGTAGTTTGTTACCATGATGTCGGTAGGACATATCATCACATCTGCCATAGTTCGGACATAGGTTACTTTCATGTGCAAGTGTTGTTCCGCTTGTGTTAGGAACTCGACTACCACACGCTTAGGGCAAACGATCAATCCCTTGCCTCCTTTATGGTTCAAGATTACCCGAAGTATTTCCAGCTGGGTGACTGTCTTTTGCATACCGAAGCTGGAGAATATAGCACGGCATCCACCGGCAACCGCCCAACGAACGGTATCTTTTACATGAGGGTATAATGTCGGGGTAATTTCTTCCGAATTAAATTCAAATCCTGTTTGATGGCTGATAGCCATCTTATTTCTTAGAAATTCTATATATTCCATTCAACTAAATCATTTATGCTATCAATTTCTGACGAATCAGGTTCATATTCTTCTTTACCAGTTTTACTATCTGATTTGAACTCTTTCATAACTTACTGGATTGTCATGGGCATTAATAAATAGGTAAGTTCTTCGCCCTCGGCTTGCTTCTCCGGGGCAATGAGAATAGCGGTACTGGGAGTGCCGAAAGAAAGTATCGAACGATCACCGTCAATACAAGAAATCATATCTTGTATCAAAGTCGCTTTCACACCGATAATAAACTCCCTTTCTCCAAATTCTACCGGAATGGTTTCTTCCGCAGAAGTGGAATAATCCAAGTCCTGGGCCGATACAACAAGCTTATCATAACGGGCACTCAACTTTATAAGGCATGATACTTTACTTGAAAATACAGAAGTGCGCTTTATGGCTCCCAATAGTAATTTGGTATCCGTTTTCAGTTCAAGATTGTTGGATTTCGGAACAACAGCCCGCCAATTGGGATAACGACCTTCCACATTACGAAAAGAAATTTCGTAATCCTCGAAAGAGATTTCCGACCAATCGCTTCCTACTTTAATTGTTAGTTCTTCTTCAGATAACGGAATCAACCCTTTCAAAACAGATGCGATCTGTCGGCTGATGATTACCGAACAGGTCTCTGTGCAACATTGTTTTTTTCTCTTAAACAAACCAAGCCCATGTCCATTAGAAGAAACAAAGATGATTTCTCCCGGAGCCGTTTCAATAGATACGGAGTTCATAATAGGGCGCAGTTCGTCTGCAGCTGCAAAATTGATCACTTTGGAGATACCGTTATTGAATTCTTCCGCCGTAGTCCGGATTTCGTCAAGAATCTCTGTCTTTTTCTTTTGCGGGAAAGGCTTCGAATCATATCCAACGACCTCGAATTTACCTCCATAATATTTAATAAGAATCGATTTATTGTCCGGATTGATATAAATATCAAGAGGCTGCTCCGGCAATGTTTTCAGCCCATCAAGAATGGAGGCAGGAACACAGATTGAAAGATCTTCCTCTGCCATACATTCCAAACTAGCCGTAATCCGGCCTTCGTCATTGGCAGTCGTAATAAACAACCGTCCATCTTTTATTTCGAACAGGTAGTTGCATACTATCGGAGTCGTAGATTTCGACGGAATTATTCGAGAAAGTTGCTGCAATTTCGCAAGCAACATATTTTTTGAAACAGATATTGTCATTGTGCCTAATTTTATGGAAGGCACCAGGTAAGTAGTTATTTATCGGACATTTACAGGAAAGTTTAAGACAATATATATAAACACAAAAAGTTGGATCTCAAACTTTCGTTCGAAATCCAACTCGCTATTTCAACCGCAAATATAGAGGCTTTTTCTTAATCTACAAATTATTTCCGCCTTTTTTTATTTTTTCTTCAAAGACATACCTCAGTATCTTAATATTTAAACGATCAATGATACTAAAGTCTGTTTTTACATAACCAGCCGTAACCCGGAGCGGAGACGCATGATTTAGACATAACCCAACAACATCTAACCCAGCTTCAAAAACAACCTGAGCTATTGTAGCCCAAGAATGCCGGAATGAATATGTAGAAACAGGAGGCAAACCACCCAACCTCACAATATCCTTTATTCCTCTATTCACACAATCATTAAAAGTCTTATCCGAAGCATATATTTCATTGAAATTAAACAACCTGTCCCCTCTTCCTTGATATTTAAGAAATAAAGGTTTTACTAAATCCGGAACCTCTATCTCAATATAGGCCTCATCAGCTCTCCGCCCCTTTGTCTTCATTCTATTATAGCAGAGTTTTCCATCCTTATAACAACCTTTACCCAAATTGTAAAGATCCACCGTATTTATTCCAACCAGGCAAAACACCAACAATGATACATCTTTGGCGATATATGCTCTTGGTGGCATACCTCGCTTACTTGGTTTCAAAGAGGTAATATCAACATCAAAAAAACGCCTGAGAACATCTACCGGCAGCGCCTTCTTGTCTGCAATATTCTTAGGAGGTATCTTTACCACACGAAACGGATCATGCCTAATGCGCATCTCACCGGTATCGTAGTCATTAAATTTATCACATCCGGCCCTAAACATGGTTTTCACGCAATTCGGATAGGCATTCTTTTTCTGCCTGCTGTTTTTCATAGAAGAAATCCAATCCTTCAGAAAAAAGGACGTTATATCGGAAAAAGATATATTTGGGTTACCAAAGTAACTCTCCATGCTCTTAAGAGCTAACAGATAGTTTTTCGCACTTCTTCCCCGGCCTTCATTCTCCATTTTCAAGATAAACTCTCGACCAAAGTCAGAAAACGAAATAGAGTCCCGGTCATTCTTAAGAAAATTCATAACCCTCTCCAAACCCCATCCTTCCGTATTGACACGATTCAAACGATCCAAATAAGTTTCTATTTGGACATACACATCTTTAATGATATAAGGGTCTGTTATATCACCATTCCGAACAAACTTAGCTTTGCATACCTTATTTGTCTTGATATATCCTACTTGACGAAGGTGAGTTACCCTGATATAAATAGGATATGTATTATCTTTTCTTTTCCCCCTGACACAAACTTTGAAATAAGCCATCACTGTAAACTATTTGTAAACGGAGCCTTTTATTCTGGCAAGACTTCCATGTTAAACCAGCAATGTAAGGAGGTAAAAACTGGTCAAATAGTCCTAAGTCATTATATCTCAAACAGCCACAATAACCTTTTTAATAATCAGTTATGGGAGATTAGCATTACAAAGAATATGCTTCAGTTAACAATACTGTCTGACATAATCCACTGTTTAATTGAAAAATGAGAA